AACGATGGTTGTCTTGCCACCACCCGGTGATCCCTCGATACACACTGTACGTTGGATGGGGAACAGTGCTTTGAGTGTGTCTTTCAGTGTTGCTGATCGCATATCAGACTCCCTTGTAAAGTTTATGGTCTACGCCTACTGATACTACGGTACTGCCACCTCGCTTATCCCTTGCAGCTTTCGCCTTTTGCTTGGTTTGGAAATAGATAGGATGCTTATCAGTTCCAAGCACTGCCGATTCACCTTTGCTGTGCCGCAACATAAACAAACGCTTCATAGTCACTCTCCTTGTGGGTTGTTAGGGCTATTGAGTTCAGCCAGTGGTATCCATCCAAACTTACGCCACGTTTTTGTGATGTCTGTACTGGCTGAGTTGGTATAGACGAAAGACTTGTCATCTAGTAGAGGGCACGGTAGTTTGGGTTTGGGTGTGTCAGTCGTCATTAAGAATCTCCTCGATCTCATTGATGTCGTTGGATACACAGTTATCTGCATCAGCATCGGAGTACTTCTCCCATGCCAGTCTCTCTGCCTCCTCTTTATCCTTGGCTTCGATCTCATATTGGGCATAACCAATACGTTCAATTACGACTAGGTACTTTTTCATTCTTCCTCCGCATTGTTGTAAATGTTCATCAAGTCCTCGGCATAGCTATAACTATTGAACAGGTTGTTACCACCACCATCACAGACATACTCACTAGTCTCGGTGTCGTATACCATGTAGCCATCAGGGGTTGTTTGTAGTTCGTATCTCATGTTGTCCTCTTAGGGTTAAGGTGCTTCAGGTCTTCCACATCAGTGAAAAGCATATAGTTACTCTTGTTGATAGGTGCAACTGTAAACTTACGTTCCTTTGCTTTGGCTTGTCCACAGGGCATACAGGTGCTGTACCCTAGCTTCCAACGCTCAAGGGGAACTATCCCCCCATAGCAAGCAGTGCATAGATAGCGGCTGTCCTCTGTCATTCAGTCTCCTCAAGATGTAGCTCGTTGGCTACGATGGTGTCCCATACTGCTTCGTCAGTGGTAAGAGCGTCATAATCTTGTTGTAAATCTTTGTATAGCTGTCGCATCTCTGCTTTAAGGCAACTCTCAACCTCAGCCATAAACCTATCCTTCTCAGCATCGAGCAGGGTGTCGAAGCGCTCTACCACAAGCTCTATAAACAGGGAGTCAGTGTTTACGCAGTCAGTGAATACGTCTATGTCCCAGTTAAAGGCAACAGAGTCATCGTGGTAGTAACGCCCTCTGTGGTAGATCCTGCACTGCGCTCTACCCCCCATCTCCAAGAGCTTGGATAGCATAGGGAAGTCAGGTGTAAGGTTGTAGTGAGTCATCAGTTTAAGGAAGTCCTCCACCTCACCTGTAAAGCAAGCACCATCCCCCTGAGACCAGAAGTCACTGAAGTAGATCTGTTCCACCTCAACACCTACATCGTCTCTCAACCGCTCTCCGAACGAAGCATAGACACACTCATACCAGTCAGTATTGTCTACGTTGATATACCGATGGTTGTCAATGAGCAGCTTCTTAGCTTCTGCTTTCATACTACGACCTCCCCTGTTAAGCGAAGTCTGACTAGCTCGGTGTAACCACAGACAGCAATGACACACATAACCCGAGTAGTCAGCCAGTGAATCTCTACATCCCTAGGACGAGCTAAGGACTGATGACGGGTTGTAGACTGACTGGACTTCTGGATACTACCGAACCACACTTGTGTAGCCTCATCGTAGATATACATAGGGAAGTGGTGTCCCCAACTGTAGACTACGTACTGCCTATCGGTAGACTCCACGATAGTAGAGTTATGCCATGTCCCCCATAGGTTACTGCCTTGGAAGGGAATACGAGACTCCACTAGGGAGCGGCATTTACTATTAGCAATCTTCATAGGTGTTAGCCTCAGATAAAAGATAGTGATGCAACAGTGCATCCAATTGCCCTCTGTCACAGGGCAAGAAGGGAACTGTCAATCTACAGTTTGTAATCAGCAGGGAAACGAAGTCCGGTTTGAATGTCAATCTTACCGGCTAGATCAATGTCCTTATACTTCTCTTTAAGGTGAGCAAAAGCATGGATTAAGTCCACATCCCCCAACAGATTGCTGTAATAGTTGGTCATAAGAGCAGCGACATCATTGCTTAACTTGATCTGGTCATCAGTGTATTCAACCATAGCTATCTCCTATTTCATTAAAAGGCGGGGCTCATAGCCCTGCTGAACAAGCTGCTCTTGGAACTCACAAGCTGCACTGTCTCGTTTAAACCACTGGAAATAGACTGTATCACCCTGAACCCAACGGACAACAAAGTGGGAGACTTCTTGTTTACGAGGTTTACGTTTAAACTTAGGGGGGAGGATTGTAACTTTCATAGCATCGCTGCTCCAGTAAAATGCAGTGTGAGATGGCACACTGCTAACCATAAAGATGTTGCTGTTAGGCAAGCTTAACAACCTTGTTGACAGTGACTTTACCCGGTGCTTTTCTAGCAGGAAGTAATGCCATGTAAGGTTTACCCCAAGGGTTAGCAAACAGTATCGGAGTGTCACCACCAACCTCTGGTGTAAAGAACTGACATTCAGCTTTGTGTTTCTTACCCAGTGCCAACATCGTAGTGTAAAGTTCGTCTACATTAGCTGCTGTAAACTTACCCTCTGGGTCAGCTTGGACTGTAATGAAACCCTTAAGGTTCTTGATAATAGACACTGTACCATTGTAAATCTTTGCCATGATAGGCTCCTTAAAATGATGTAAAGTTTGTAAAGAATGGCGCAGCGCCACAAATTCAGACTCGCACAGCCCGAAAAAAATGTCAAGTTGCCCCGCTTTCCCAAGATAATACGCTGTAAAGCGTGGTTTAATCTAAGTTTACGTGTAAACAATCTGTAAATAAGTGTAAGGTTAGATTGCCCGTAGATTGTGCAAGTCATTGATATATAAGAGTGTTGCAGTGCACAATCTAAACAATCTACGTTTTTGGAAACAATGTGGCGCCACGAAGAGAGTAAAGGCCATATTGATAGTAGGGTTATTTTTCTCTTTGTGAAAGGGTATTATATAAAAAAACGTAGATTATGTAGATTGTATAGATTATTTATTATAACTATTATTGTGGTGTATTGGCGCAATCCCTTGATTTCATTGGACTTTCTTGCTAACTTGACACATAAAGTTTGTAAAGTTAGGTAATGTAAACTTCCAGAATCGTGTCAGGGTATTTATAGATTGCATAGATTGTGTCAAGTTGCCGTAAACTATACACTATATTGTGTCAAGTTAGCTACCACCTTGTATACTTGACATTTAAGATGTACAATGTAAAGCGGCGCCGACAGTGCGAGCCGTGACCCCCCGACGTATAGGAAGTTAAAGCTTGTAAAAACAATGATCTTACACGCACAATGCAAGATCAACAGGCATAAAAAAACCCACCTTGCGGTGGGCTCTTGGTTACATCAACATTGCTAGGTTCAGTAGTACATAAATCACTGCGAACACTGCAATTGCTAGGGGAACTAGCTTGAGATACTCTTTCATGTGGTGCTCCTTGTGGGTTAGGAAACCAGCCCGGCTTTCACCGGGCTGGGTATTGCTTAGGAAACCAGCCCGGCTTTCACCGGGCTGGGTATTGCTTAGGCTAGCTTCACTACTTTTTTGCCGACTTTCCCTGCCTCACGCTTGGCTAACATTGCAATGAAGGGGTTACCGTAGTGGTTCGCCAACAACACTGCTTGAGCGTTACCTTCAACGACACCTTCAGGGATATACAGCGAGTACTTGTTAATTGGGTAACCGTTACCCTTTTTAGTACTCATTGCGAGGTGCTTCATTTTGAGGTAGCACTCGGAAGCATTTGCCGCACTAAAACTACCTTCGGGATCACGCTTGAGAGCAATCTCACCTTTGGTGTTGAGAACGATAGATACTGATCCGTTAAAGATCTTTGCAGACATGGTAGACTCCTTTTACAGATTGTTAAAGAGCGAGAGCGATTTACTCTCGCTCTGTCGTTGCCGTTGCATCGACAAATTCAGACTATCAAAACATTACAGGGTTGTCAAGTTAACAGGGAAAACAAGGGTTTCAGTCCCGCAGCGCAGCGCAGATTCGTGTTGCATTGCAGCACAAAGCAGAACAAAGAAAGGGGCACATGGACTGGCAAAACGATGACCGCCCCTATTAGTAGTAAACCCCGTAATCTACAACCCTTAAAACCAAACATTAAACATTTCTTAGTACCCCCCCCCTCTTTCCCAATCCAAAAAAATTTCGCCCCAAAAAAGTACGTGTAAAGTTATCTCACGCACTGCCTATTGACACGCGTGTAGTACACATATATATTTCGCCTATGGATAATCTACCTCTGAATCACACCAAATGGAATGACCGACTCGCTTTCGATGTGGCGCTTACGCTCGAAGGCAGTGGTGAAACGCTCCAAGAAATTATGGCGCGCCATACTATATCAGCCAGTGATATGCTGCTGTTCAAAGCTGATCCGGTGTTTCTTAAGAAAGTGGAGATGTACCGTGAGGAAGTCAAAGAGAAAGGAATTACGTTCAAGCTAAAGGCCCGGGCCCAAGCGGAAGAACTCCTGACAACATCTTGGTTGTTGATACACAGCCCAGACGTAAGCCCCGCGGTCAAGGCCGACCTGATCAAGTCCACAGTCAAGTGGGCAGGGCTCGAACCAAAAACCGATGTCACAACAGAAGGTGGCGCAGGGGGCGTACGCATTACGATAAATCTTGGTAACAACCCCAGTGACGCGCGCACCATTGAAGCGTCCACAATCGAGGCCAGTGATGCAACTACCATTGAGTATTCAGAATCAGTTCAGTGATACGTACAACGGAGTACCGGCTGTCAGGTTTCGGTCAACAACCGAAACCAAGAACATGGAAGCGACTCTGCGCGAACACCGCCAGTCCTACCAGACCAAGATTAACAAGTCCAAGAAGCATGGTCGCGAGTTCATCGTAATGCTGCTTGAACCTGCCCAAGAGGTGCCCAGTGGCGCTTGATATTTCCTACACGCCGCCGCCTACGGGTAAGAAGTTTATGGCGAGCGACGCCAAGATGCGCGCACTCATGGGTCCAGTAGGCTCAGGTAAGTCCGTGACCTGCTCGTTTGAAGTGGTGCGCCGTGCCTCCATGCAAGAACCCAACGCCAATGGCATCCGCAAAACGCGGGCGGCTGTTGTGCGAGAGACCGCGCGTCAGTTGCAGGATACGACGATCAAGACCTTCTTGGACTGGTTCCCGCCGGGCCAGTGTGGGCAGTATATGCGCACGACCAAGACGTATTTCTTCAAAGTCGGGGACGTTGAGTGCGAGATAATGTTCCGTGCGCTGGACGACGCCGACGATGTGGCGAACTTGAACTCGTTGGAATTAACCTTCGCGTGGTTTAACGAGTGCCGCGATATTCACCCAGACATCATGGACGCGATGTCCAAACGGATTGGGCGCTTCCCGAGTTCCAAGGATGGGGGGCCGACATGGCATGGGATGTGGGGCGACACCAACCCGCCCACGATGGATACGTGGTGGTACTACCAGATGGAAGGCATCGACCCTAAGGACGGTGTGTCGCCCAACAATAACGGCTGGGATGTGTTCAAACAACCCTCGGGGCGCAGTATCTACGCCGAGAACGTAGAGCATTTACCCGATGGGTACTACGACACGCAGGGTCGCTCGGAGGAGTACATACGTGTCTACAT